GACAAACTTCTTGGGATCAGGGATCGGAGAGGTGTATTGGGGCGGAAGAAGGTTGAGGGCTATCGGGTCGCCACCACGTCCACGTAATACTTCAACGAACGCTCCACGGCTTGATGTGAGCAATTGTGCCGAGAGCCTGTAACGGAAAGCGAAAGAGTCTTCACCGACATTGCTTCGACGGTTCAGGAGATCTAGAACTTTGGCATCCTTGACGATTTCACCGTCAGGCTTGTTGTCTTTATGTCCAAGCATTGGCAGGCGAGCTTGGTTGCCAGAGATTGCGTCAATACAACGGTAGACCCAAGTGACTTTGCGTACGCCGTCTCGGTAGACCCGTTCAATATCCCACGAGTCGTGGTAACCCCTCTGAGTGAAAGATGGGTTTGTAGAAATGGGCGCACCCATAGGGAGGGCTTTCTGCCCAGCGTTAGAAATAGACTTGTTATTGGTCGTATTCCAAGCCATTATTCAGCCCCTAGAATCCATGCGCTAATAAGACAGGCACCGCCGAGAGAGATGAAGCCGTAAGATGGGTTGATCATGAATACTCCAATAGGCGTGGCAAACACGAAGGTAATCAGGGATAGGTATGCAAAGAAAGCTCTACCTCCTATTCCGTCTTTGATCTTCTGGGGGACACGGCGCGGTAATCTCACTCTACCACCTTACATTCATTGGGCTGCGGTGGTTGAAATCCTAGTAGATGGAGTGGTATGAGTACAGACTGGGAGAAAGTTCTTGAGTTTCTCACACCGAAGGAATCTCCGTATTGTCCCGAGAGGGCATCAATGCAACAGAAAGTGTTCCTTCGATCTAATGCTATGGAGGCATTATTCGGAGGTGCTGCTGGTGGAGGTAAGTCATCGGCCATCTTGATGGCTGCTCTTCAATATGTAGATATTCCTGGCTATTCTGCTCTTCTCTTTCGTCGTACATTGCAAGACCTCACCCTTCCTGGAGCACTTATGGATCGCTTCAGAGAATGGATTGCACCACACGATGAAATCAGATGGAACGCCAACACCTACACGGCAACTTTCCCTTCTGGCGCACGAATCGGATTTGGCTATCTGAACAACAAAGACGACTACTTGCGATACAAGGGTGTTGAACTCCAGTTCATCGGAATGGACGAAGTAACAGAAATCCGAGAGTCTGACTACAGATATCTGTTCTCCCGTCTTCGCCGTCCTTCCTCGGGGCCATTGTCTCAGGTTCCCCTAAGGATGAGATGTGCTTCCAACCCTGCTCCCAACTGGGTACGGCAGAGGTTCTTGGTTGAGGGCAACGAATACGGACGTGTGTTCGTACCTTCTAAACTGACCGACAACCCAGGTATTGACCCTGATTCGTATCGCAGGGCTCTCCAGGAACTTGACCCTATTGAACGTAGGAGGCTTGAAGAGGGCGACTGGTGGACAACAACTCTCGGAACCTTGTTCCAAAGAGACGACTTTGTTCTAGTTGATCCATTTGAGATCCCTGAGATTTCCACTAGTTCGGCTCGGGTGGTCAGGTATTGGGACCTTGCAGGAACCGAACCAACCCACTCAAACCCCAACCCTGACTGGACGGTCGGGACGCTCGTCATGTTTGATAAAGGCATTGCATGGGTTCTTGATGTCCAACGGGCAAGGGTTAAAGGCGACAAGGTAGAGGAACTCATTGGTAGGACGGCGAGGGAAGACGGCCCTTCGGTGTCGATCAGGATGGAGCAGGAACCTGGTTCGGCGGGTAAGAACCTCATTGACCAATATGCTCGTTATGTCCTTGCTGGCTATGACTTCTCGGGGATTAGAGCGACAGGTGACAAGGTCACTAGGGCGCGCCCGTTTGGGGCTGCGGTGGCGAACGGTAATGTTCGTGTGGTTAGGGCTTCATGGCTGACGGCTTGGCTTGACGAGATGTCGTCCTTCCCAGAAGCAACCGTTCATGACGACCAGGTGGACTCCTGTGTGGGGGCGTATTCATTTCTCGCTGGGCTTGGACTTCCGCAGCGAAGTCGGGCTATCATCATTGCTTAGAGATAATCCTTACCCCTAGACAAACGAGGAACCGATGAGTACAGATCCACTAGAAAGGGTCTCCAAATTGGAGACCATCATTGACGAATTGACACAACAGGCTGTTGAACTTCGCAGTACACCACGAGAGATGGCCGCTGTAGTTTCCGAGCTTCACACCATCAAGAAGATGATTGCCGATGCTTGGGAACACGTATCCGGAATGCTCGCAGATGTGATGGGCGATGATCCAGAAATTGAAATTAACGGAGCAATCGTTGAGAAGCGCATCGGTGCCCCACGCAAGGCTTGGAAGCACGCCGAGATTGCCGATGAGGTAGCGCGCAGAATTATTAGTTCGGCAGTTGACATGGATACAGGAGAAGTGATGAAATCTCCTGAGGAAATGATGAAAGAGATGCTGTCCTACGGGGCAGTCTCTTACTGGCGAGTTAAGAACCTATCCAAGATCGGCGTAATCGCAGACGAATACTGCGAGGTCGGCGAACCCAAGACATCAATCGTCGTACGACAGGCAATGACTATCGTTGACGGCCAAGACCCAGACACAGAGGAATAATAAACATGACAACTAGCATTGACATTTATCAACAACTATCCGATCCTTTCCCAGTTGAAATGGAACGCACAGTAAACAAGAGTGGTCGCGCACTCACTTACCTCCCGATTGCCGAAGTCATCAACAAGATGAATAAGGTTGTCGGAGTAGGCAACTGGTCAAGCGAAGTGATTGACGTGCGCCGCGATGCAATTGACTCAGATTGGGTTATTGCCCATGTACGAGTTACCGTAACGCTTCACAATTCTCACCTCAACGAACGCATCAGCGCAACCTACGACGGTGTCGGTGGACAGCAGATTAAGCGCAAGAAGACTGGCGACATTGTGGATCTCGGAGACGAGTTCAAGGGTGCCGTATCAGACGCCCTCAAGAAAGCCCTCCAACAAATCGGTCTTGGTCTCTACCTTGCACGTACTGAAGATGCAATGTATGCCGATGAAGCGTACGAACAGCCAGTAGTGCAAGAGAAGCAACCAGCAAAGACTGGCGGGGTCACTCCTGCTTTGTGGGAAACATTCTCTGGTCATCTGTCAAAGATGGACAAAGGCGAGAAAGATGCTCTCTCCGAATGGTGGGGTATGACCTATCCAGGCGAGAAGAAGCCAACACAGTCCTCTGCTACGGACGCACAAGTTGAGAATTGCATTGCTGAGTGCGTACGCATCCAGCTCAACGGCGAGTATGTAAATAAGTGACCGCCGTACAGATGCCGGAGAGGATGTCCCCCTCTTCGGTTTCAACTTGGTTGCAATGTCCTCTCAAATACAAGTACAGCCGAATAGACAAACTCCCTGAGGAGCAGACCGAGGCTCAGGCTGTCGGAAACATGACCCACGAGGTTCTAGAAGCCCTATTTGGGATAGAGCCTGGTGGCAGGACAATCAACGCTGCACGAGCACTCATGGTTGAGCAATGGCACGACAAGTGGCAACAGCACGCAGAGAATGTTCTGTACCTCGGGCCATACGCACAGCACATGATGAGATGGAACGCGTGGACTTGTGTAGAGAACTATTTCAAGTTGGAAGATCCAAACGAGATTGAACCTGACGGTGTTGAGAATGAAGTCTTCGGTCTAATTGAAGGAGTTCCAATCCTCGGATTCATCGACAGATGGATTATGGGTGAAGACGGTGCAACCATCTCTGACTACAAGACAGGCAAGGTATCCAAGCCCCCGTACGACAGAGATAAACGCCTGCAACTCATGATTTACACCGAGCTAGTTGAGACTACGATGGGGATTAAAGTCTCTAACGCTGAACTCATTTACCTCAAGGGCAAAGGAACCCGAGTAACCTACGAGCCAACGATAGAGGCCCGTACGGAGATGAAGGAAACTGTCTCCAAAGCCTGGGAAGAACTAAAGACATCATGCGAAACGAACGACTTCAAGACAAACAAGACCAAACTGTGCGATTGGTGCGCCTTCAAGAAAGACTGCCCCGCCTGGTCAAAGAAGAGGTGATGTCATGATGAACGAGGATTCGTTCGCACGACTAGTAGCCGAGGACGTCAAGAACAGGGTTACCGAGGAGCAGAGGAAATACCTCAGGCTTTACGAGAACCGTTCAAGGTGGCGCGAGCACATCCTTGTTCTCCTTGCCAATCTTGAGGATCAGGTCGTAGAGATAGATGAACACCAAGAGGACGACAAAGAGCGTTACGGATCATTCGGTGACGAAGGAATCAAACTTCTCGCCGAAGCCCAGGCTTCTGCTGATGATCGCAAGAAGAAGGTTCTCAGGTTCCGTTTCCATGTGGAGAACAGGCTTGACGAGTGCGACAGGCTGGACGCTATTGAGTCTGACGAACCAAGCGAGTTTGCTGCGTCTGCCGACTTCATGCGTAGGGCGATTGAGAAGCACAAAGAGATGACCTTTGACGCTGACTACGACCCGACCGAGATTGATAGGGCCTTATGGTTCAGCCTCGCCGGCGAATGGAAGTTTGACGAGATTGATATTGACCTCGCATGAGGCATCGTTCCAAGAAGAAGGAACAAGAATACAAACTCAGGAGACCGCTAGTTGAGAGGCTCCTTTCAGAGAAGCCTTGGTGCGAGGCATGTCCAGTCTTTGCTGCACACGACGAGAAGGTCACTTATGTCCGGAAACGTTCCGTTGATGTCCACGAACTCGTGAGGCGATCACAGGGTGGTTCAATCCTTGACGAAGAGAATCTGATGTGTGTATGCAGGGAATGTCACCACAGGATTGGCAACTATCCGCAACTGGCCTTTGACTTGAGTCTAGCCAAACACTCCTACGATTTGTAGGGAAGCACCGATCCGACACGTGGGGTTACCCGTGCTGATTGGCTCCAGGCTTTGCGTAGCTCTTCACCGTCAGGAGTGGTGATGTCCCCACCGTTCAGATACGGGCCGTAGTTGCCAGAAATAATAACGAGGTCTGCAACGCTAAAGAGAACCGTGCTGATTCTGCGTCGACGCCAGTTCTCGGACACAAACACCTGTTGAATCCGTGAGTCATCTCTGAACCACTTTATGAACCCTGCTCTATCTGGCGGCTTGAGGCCAGCCTCTACTGCCTCTTTCAGATTAACAACACACCCCGGAGCGAATAGGTCGCTGACTATCGCATGGATTGTAACCATAGGGACAGGAGTGCTGTTCTCCTCTTGTGCGTACCAGATTGCTGGAATACCGTCAAACTGCTCGTCAATCAACCTAACTAGAAGGTGCCCGCGTTCGTTAGCCATAACAAACGAATGCGGTTCAGACTTGGTAGGACATGCCTTGCTTTCAGCCGTAAACGGGTGAGGATGTTCGTCTGTTGTGTAGGCGCAGACGACCTGCCACATTGAATTAAGTTGCGGCCCTTTCCAGAACCAAACCGTCTTCATTGCCACAAGGCGATATTAGTCGTTCCACCATGCTGTCCAAGGCTTCGCTGAAGCGGACGGTGTATCCGTGCCATGAATGCCTGTGTAAGCAACTGAGATTGTGACGATTGCATCGTTCTCGTAGTCCGTCCAGTCGCCAGCAGCAGCATAAGGAAACAACTGAAGCATTTCGTCAGTGTTCATGATTGCGGCATCTGCGAGATAGGTATTTGTGTTCCACTCCCCTTCGCTCCAACTTGCGTTATGAGCATGACTCTTGTCAACAGGCGCTGCTGCGGTGCTGCGAAGTTGCGGTGCCTGTGTTGCAAAGCCGCCTGTAGCGAATGCGCCGATTCTTCCAGCCGCATTGTCTGGGTTTCCGAGCCACATTGTTGGCTTGAGGTCTTCATCCAAGTTGCTGAAGTTCCAGTCAGTACTCTGAAATACCGTCATCAGGTCTGTTGGATTATCGTAGTTATTGTGCTGTGTCTTGGAGTTCTTGGACTTAAACGCCGCCAAAGACAACACCCTGTCGGTTGTCTCAAGATCCACCATGTTCTCGCCCGTAGCAAAGAGACCATATGGGTTTGCGCCGTAACTCTGCTGAGTTGTGAACCAGATTGACTCAATCTTGACTCGGAACGGGAAAGACACATTCAGGAAAGAAGGGTCACCCTGCCTGACTGTCCATTCGTAGTTGACGATTGATGGTGCGATAATTCCAGACATAGCGATGCTGCTCTCTTGTTGTTGTTGTTGTTGTTTAGGCTTCGACGACTGTGAAAGCGATGGTGAGGTCTTTACCCGCGTATGAACTGCCGATTTGACCGATAGTGACAGCGATGATGTCGCCTGCTTCAAATGAGCAATTCGCTGGGGTGAGGGTTGCTGCATCAACTTCTGCTCCAGCAGCGATTGAGAACTGACCAGCATTTACTGCACCGTTCACCAATGTGAAGTTCAGGGCCGAGCCTGTGGCTGCTGTAGAAACTACGGCCATTGCGCTAGTGATTGTTCCGTTGTATGGAAGGGCGACTTTGGCGACAAGAGCTGTCGTTAAGACTCCTTCAATTTCCATAACGATTGTTGTTGGGGCGAGTACTGCTGTTGACATGGTTAGTGTCCTTCCGATTGATTGGGTGCGAAAGCACAATACCACTCACATTTCTTGACAACCCGTAGACAAAGGTTGGTAACATCACAACATGCCTGACCTAATCGGAATAGACCTAAGCCTCTCATCAACTGGGGTCTGCTCCAAAGAAGGTTCGTTTGCTTACCAAGCAAAGACCAAAGGAATGGAACGACTCAAAGAAATCCGTGAAGGCATAATGCTTGTCATCGCAGCACAGCAAGATCCGATTGTCCTCGTTGAGGGGTATTCGTTCTCGTCGCGCAACAGTCAATCTCATGCGCTTGGTGAGTTGGGTGGTGTCGTGAGACTCGCCCTCTACGAAGCAGGTGTTCCACACATTGACATCCCACCGACGTCTCGTGCGAAGTTTGCAACAGGTCGAGGCAACGCCTCCAAGAATGAAGTTGTTTCGTCCATCTCAGCTAGAACCGGAATCGTCTGGAGTGGCAAAGGAGGCGATGATATGTGTGATGCCTGGGTATTACGTGAAATGGGACTAGCGCGCCTCGGTGAAAGCGAATATGATTGGCCATTAGCCAATATGGCTGCACTAGACAAGATTGACTGGTCGGGATTTCCGTCCGCATAGCACTGAGGTAAATATGAAGAACTCAAGGAACGCACCCATCAGCCAGGTAGAGGTGGAAGAGGAAATCTTGCGTCTTCTAGCCGAACTAGAAAGCGAAACGGAAGTCTTTGAGACCCTCGCTATTGACTCCGCTAAGAAAGAAGTTCGTTTCAAGACGGAATGGGCAAAGGCTTATCTAGCAGCCAACGGATCAATCAAGGAACGTGAAGCATGGGCCGACTATCAAATTGCCGACACTCACATGGAGTGGAAGATTGCCGATGCACTCATCAAGTCAAAGAGAGAGAAACTCGGATCTGTTCGCTCATCCATTGATGCTCTTCGCACAATCAACGCAAACGTCAGAGCTCAGACGAGCAACTGATATCCACCTAGGAGACAAATGAATCACAACATCAACCAGAACCTAATTGATCTCGCAGTAGATGTGTCGCTACTTGACCCTCTTCCAGGGAACCCACGTATCGGCAATGTTGATGCAATCATGGCTTCATATTCCGAGTTCGGACAATTGAAGCCAATAGTCATCAAAGAACAAGAAGATGGAAGGTTCGTAGTCGTAGCCGGCAACCACCAACTCCAGGCTGTCAAGAAACTTGGCTGGTCACACGTTGCCGCTGTGAAGATGGAGGGAGAAACATCACATGCCCTCGCCTTTGCTCTCGTAGACAACAGGGTCGCTGATCTCGGTAAGACGGATCCCGAACTATTGAACGCAGCCTTGAACGATGTCGTGTACGACTTCCCCGAATTGTTTGATGCTGTCGGATGGGATGAATACGAAGTTGCAGCACTCGGCACCGACGTGGATGAGTCCTACTCGTCAATCAACGCCAACGGCGCAGCAGGCGCATACATCCCTCCCGTACTGATTGATCCTTTGCCAGTAATGGATACTGTTCGACAGGAAGATGGAAGCGATAGATATGTCGCTCCAGCAGGAATGGATCAGAAACTCGCAGTAGCGGGTGGATCTGGAACGACTGGAAACTCTGGGTCAAAGCAAGCCGTGTTCTCTTACAACGTTGTGTTTGACGATCATGAGCAGATGTCGCGCTGGTGGGACTTCCTGAAATGGATGAGAGCCAACCCTGGCTACGACGGCGACACGATTGCACAGAAACTCATATCGTTCATTGACGCACATAGCGAGGTTTGAGATGGAAGACAAGAAATGCCAGTACTGCATGGGTGGAGAACACCCTGTAACAGCCTGCCCAAGAGTGAAGAGGGTTGAGTTCAACCTTGACGGAACAGTAAAGATGGTAGAGAAGTTTGACCCTCCAACAGGTGCTTCGTACTCGTTTGTACCTACATCGGTATCGTCAAACCTCCCAACCAAGATCAGTTACAGCGGATGGATTCAGAACAAAGAAACCAAGGAACAACCACATGACGAGTAGCGATGCGAGAATGCGTCTGCGAAATGAATGGGGGCCAGAAACAGTAGCGAAGTGTTGTCGCCTTTGGAAGACCCACGGTTACCACGCAATAGGACGATGCGGTATTTGTAGAAGGAATCCTGAAGTTGTGTACGGCATGACATGGGATCAAGCCGACGAAGAGGTAAACACAGATGGCTAGGCAAAGAATGTTTCTGGACATGTCGTGTGTTGATGCGGCAAGAGAACGTATGAAGCACATTTACGACACCTTTGACACGGTGTGTGTTCAGTTCTCTGGCGGTAAAGATTCAACTGCTGCTTTGTATCTCGCTAAGGAGATTCACGAGGCGCGTGGTCTTGGCCCCGTAAAGGTCATCTTCAGAGATGAAGAAATGGTAAGCCCAGTAGTTATTGATTTCATCAACAAGGTTCGTAATTACGACTGGGTTGACATGGAGTGGTACTGCCTTCCAGTTGGACAAGAGTGTTGGGTTCTCGGTAAACGGGAATATGTCTTGCTTTGGTCAGGTATGCGTCAACAGCAAGGAAGGCTCGTTAGAGAGATGCCACCGTGGGCTATCCATGCAGGACATTTCGGTTTAAGTAACTATCAGGCAATCCCTGAAGCAATTGACTACTACACAATGCAAGGCAAGAAAGGCCGTACGGCGTTCATTACTGGTGTTCGCGCCAACGAGTCAATGGTTAGGTTCCGTTCCGTAGTTAACAAATTGAATGAGAACTACATCACTCGCCCGTACAAACTTGAGAAGTCAATCCCGTTGATGTTTGCGAAACCTATCTACGATTGGATATCGGCTGATGTGCTGAAGTTCATTAGTGAAGAACACGGTGCTGAGTGGTGTGAGTATTACGACCTTGCCGCAATGGTTGGGGGCGTGCAGCGTGTTGGCATCCCTCTTCACTCGGTCAGTATCAGAAGACTGCGCGACTACACAGCAGCAGAACCAGCATGGTTTGACACGCTCTACGACTGCTTTCCACAGGTTGATGCACAGCACAGATTATGGCCCGAGTTTGATGTTGATGCCTATATTGACGACTACGCAGATCAGGGGTGGGATGGCGTTAAACGTTGCATTAACGAGAACATGCTCACTCCAGGAATCAGAACTGTTGCGTTGGCATTTGTTGCCGACTACAGAAAGAAACACATTCTTGATCCGGTCTCGTATCCATTGTCATGGCTGATCAGAAATCTGATTATGAACGAGTTTCATAACACTTCTGCCCGACCAGTTGGGCCAAAGACCAAGGACTGGAAGAAGCGCGCCGCCGCCGAACAGACATACAATCAAGAACTTACAGAAGGGTAGAGAAATGACAGGAATAGTTAGATGCGTACAGTTCTCCACAGGAGCAGGAAGTGCCGAAGTGGCTTTCCGTGTACAGGAGCAAGCACAGCCAGAGGACAGGCTTGTCCTTCTTACTGCCGACACAATGGTGGAAGACGAAGACAACTGGCGTTTCGCTGAAGAGGTAGTCAAAGCACTTTCTCCTCGGTGGGAGTGGATCATAATCAGAGACGGCAGAAACCCAATGCAAGTTGGACGCGATCAGCGTGTTGTACCAAACAACAGATTTGCTGTCTGTTCACGAATCCTCAAGAGGGAAGCTCTCAATAAGTGGATTAAGCACAACTGCCCACCAGAGTCATCAATCATTTACCTTGGATTTGACTGGACGGAACCACATCGTTTCGAGAAGGCTGAGCCATTGTGGCTTCCATGGAAGATAGAGGCCCCGATGATGAACGAGCCATACATAGAGAAGTACGCACTTCTTGAGAAGTTCCGAAGCATGGGGATAGAACCACCACGTCTTTACGCTGCAGGTTTCAGTCATGCAAACTGTGGAGGTGCCTGTGTTCGTGGAGGGCAAGCTTCTTGGAAGCTCCTTCTTGAATGGAACAAACCGAGATATATCGAATGGGAAGAAGAAGAAGAACGCACCCGTGTCATGCTCGGGAAGAATGTGGCAATCCTGAAGAAGACTGTAAACAAGGAAACTTTCCCATTGACATTGAAGGCTTTCCGTACACAGATAGAAGATGCACCACAGATGTTTGACAAAGACGACTGGGGATCATGTGGGTGCTTTATGGATGAGGATTCATGAACATAGAAACAGTAGAAATTGACTCGCTACAACCAGCACGATGGGCTACCAGCCATCTCCTTCGTCCAGACGAAAGGTCGTTAATTCAGTCAATGACAGATTGGGGTTGGATACAGCCATTGGTCGTCAGGGCGGAGGATAGGACAATCATTGACGGGAACCTACGATGGGTTATTGCCAAGGACACCAAAGGGATACAAGCAAGGTTTGGGACGGAAGTTCCTGTTGTCTGGGTCTCCTGCGATGAGGTTGATGCAATGATGATGCACATCAGGCTCAACAGATCCAAAGGAATGTCCGTCGCTAAGAAGACATCCAATCTCCTCAAGATGATTAGGTCATCGCGTAAGTATGACGATCAAACATTGAAGAGTCTCCTCGTTATGACGAGAGAAGAGTTTGAAATCCTCGCTGATGGCTCTTATGTGAAGCAGAAATCCCTGAAGGAACACACCTACTCACGTGGCTGGATACCCGTAGAGGCTCCTAAACCCGGATCAGCGATTGCTGGTGAGATGCGTTTCGAGAGACCAGCAAACAAGGACAACTGACCTTCTGTCACTCACTCGTGCGCAATGGTACGGTTGTAGGCACTAGAGCCCTTACGAAGGAGTTGCATATGCCACCAGGAAGACGAGGAACAGACACCGAGAGGGCACCGATTATTTACGGTCCCGGCGTTGTCTATGACGGAGACGGAAACCCCGTTGGCTATGGCACTGACTATTTGGACAGCCTTGTGACACCGAACGCACCATCTCCAGCTTTCCCACCACCAACAGGGCCTCCTGCTACTGGGCCAAATGTTCCACCAGCCCCAGGATCAACGAGAACCCCAAGGGGTCCTCAAGCACCACGGGTACCAAAGAATACGAGCGCACCTCGTACACCAAAGGCTCAAGAGGGTCGTGGTGGCGCACTTTCGCGCATCTTGCGTGGAGCAGCATCAAAGCTTCGCGGCAATAAGAAGAAATAGAAGAACGTAGATGCTCGTCTCTGTACGGGAACTTACGGCCTACATGGATCGTTCGCTCACGAACCGGCAGCAAGATGCTGCTGAGCTCGTGCTTGCTGGCGCACAGGCTGAGGTTGAGACTTTCCTTGGCCGACCTGCTGAGGTTGACGAGTTTGTCTACACCTATGTAATCCCAGAGGATAACCTTTGGGTGAATACAGAGTCGTATTTCTATGACAGAACCCTAGATACAGCCAACTCAATCGTTCCTGTTCTACGACCACCGTTTCAGTTGCATCTTCCAAAGGCTCCCATTGTTGATGTTGAAAGTGTCTTTGTGTATGCCTTCAATGGTGCAGCAGGAACCCCTCCGCTGGAGTTGCAACCCAATGATCATTACCTTGTAAGGAAATGGGGTCTTGACATCTATTCCGTCTGGTCTGGAGACAAGATTGTCATCACCTACACCGCAGGAATGGCTCCAAATGCTCATGTAAAGCAGGTGATTCTGCGTATGGCTGCTCGAGAGATGCAGAACATGACAGACGACGTTGTTGGTCTTAAAGACTTCCAGAACAGAGCAGCAACAATCGCTGAGGTTGGTTTGACCGAGGCGGAGAAACGCAATCTTGATCCGTTGAGGCGCAAGCAAATATGAGTTCAACGACCATCAAGGTCAACGTTGATGTGGACACCAGCGAACTAGCCGCAATGAGGCGGAACATGGGTTCGTACCGTGAGCCACTCATGGAAGGTATGGCCTTTCTTCGTACTGCTTTCGGCAACAACTTTGACTCTTCTGGGTCAATGGTTGGAGGCTGGGCACCACTTGCGCCATCCACTTCGGCGTGGCGAGCAAAGAACGGGATACCACCTTTCGCCCCAATCCTCGTCAACAACGGAACCCTCAGAACTGCCGTTCTTATGGGCAGAGGCGATGTTGGTGCAAGGGATGCGACACTCACTATTGAGAGCGAAATCGCTTCATTCCATCAGTACGGAAGTCGCAAAGGCAATCTTCCTAAACGCGAAATCGTATTTGAACCACCTGGCTTTGCTGATCTCATGGCCCGAAGGATTAGGGCGCACATTGTGCCTAACGCCTACGCCAACGACCTGAAGGCGCTTCTGCCATGATGTCTGGACCTTGGACAGCGAAGGAATATGTCTCTTCTTATCTTGAGGGTGATTTGCCTGACAGGATTGTTGGTTACAGAAACCTTTGGAACCTTGACTCAGACAGGCTTCCTGTCCCCGAGAAGTATCTTTCCTACGAGCCTCCGTCTTTGGATCATTGGCCGATGGTGATAACGGTAAGTCTTTCAACCCCTTCAATGACCAGGATTGACTATGTGGATGGTTTGAACCCTGTCTACAGAGTGTCCTACAACATGAGGACATACATCTGGGTCAGGCAGGACCATGCTGAACTTGCAACAGAATCACGGGACAGATTGACGACTGTCATCAGAGCCGCCCTTCTGGACAGAGCGTCGCTTATTTCTTTAGATGATGAAGATCATGACCTCCTTCTTGACGAAACGACGTTGAGGGAAGAGTTCTCAGATATCACCTATGTGAAGGGCGACAGAGCGATCTGCGGTGCTTTCCTTGGGTACACGATAAATCTGAACGAGGCAATTACTCGCAAGCCAAGGTATGTCCCAACTATTGAGAACCCCAACGAACTAACGGTTGATCTTTCTGTGCTTTCACGGACGGAAGCAAACTAATGGCTAGTATTGCCGGCATGGCCACAGGAACAATCTTCAACGTGACGCAAGAACGCGTTCAGATCTCTTCAAGCGGGCGTTCTGTTGGCGCACGTTCTTCAGCAGAAGTAGAACTCAACGATGAGGTATTGACCTCTGCACTCAACTGTGGTGCTGTGGTGCTATTGTCCTCAAAGCAGGATACTTCGGCATCAAAGCCTGAGGAACCAGTCGTAGCTCCCGAACCAGAGCCAGTAACAGAATCGGAACCCGAGGTCAAACTCGAAGAAGAAGCAGTTGCTGACGAAGCAGAAGAAGCGAACCTTACAGCGGAAGAAGATTCTGACGCTGAAGGCGAAGAAACCAAGACCAAGAAATCCACAAAGAACAAAGTGGCGAAGGAGAACTAATGCCGGGCGTAGTCGTCAACACAGGTGTTCGTATCGGCGGTGCCGGTGCAGAACAGGCCCCAAGCAGCACGCTGTTTATTGTGGGTATTGCAGAGCGCGGTCGTACCGACGCATTCGTTGTCAGGAGTATGGCCGAGTTTGTTGCCGAATACGGTGACTACACAGGTGACGGCAAGCTGTATCAGCACGTTCAGACATTCTTTGAAGAGGGCGGTATTCGTGCCGTTGTTAGCAGGCTTGTAGGAACTGTACCGACGTTGTCAACAGGAAACCTTCTTGATGCTAGTGGTGGAGATATCGCCATCACCCTTACTGCCGCCAACCCTGGTTCTTGGGGAACAGGAATCACAACCGAAGTTGTAAAGGCTGGTAGCGAGTTCTCCCTCACAATCACACTCAATGGTGCTCAAATCTTCGCTGGTGCAGGATACGAAACCAGTGCAGCCGCAATTGCTGATATCAACGCAGCAATTCCAAACATTCTTGTAGCAACCGCAGGTGTTTCAACAGACATTCCATACAGTCATGACGTAACGCTCACTGGTGGCGATGCCGATATTGACACCATTGTTGACGCAACAGTAGTTACCGCTCTTGATGATTTCGCAGAAGAGTTCGGTACTGGTGTCGTAGCAGCCCCTGGTTACTTCGGATCAACAATCTGGGATGGTCTCCTTAACCATGCAGTAGCAACTCGTAGGGTTGCATTTGCAAGCTTTAGTGCCGCAACCTCTTACACCTCAGCGATTACGGCAGTAGGAAACTACGGTGGAAGCACAGCTACAGACAAGACAAAGGCAAGTCATATTGCGTTCTTCTGGCCACAAGTTGTGGTTCCTGACGGTCTCGGATCAACAAGGGTAATCAGCCCTGAGTCTTACGCTGCCGCAGCAAGGGCACGCCAAGTCATTGGAGTTGGTGGGCCTTGGAAGCCAGGTGCAGGAATTGCATCGTCTTCACGGTATGTCGTAGGTCTTTCCTCAAACGGTGCAACAACGAAGGTTCCAAAGACCATCTCTAACGCACTTGATGAAGGCAAAGTGAACGCAATCCGGGTTATTGACGGTCAGGTACGCATCTATGGTGCTCGATCTGCTTCAAATGACACTGGAAACTGGAGGTACATCACGTACCGCGACACGGTTAACCAAATCGCTTCTGAGTCCGAGAAGGCTCTTGAACAGTTCGTGTTCTCAACAATCGACAGCAGGAAGACACTCTTTGGATCAATCGCTTCTGCTTTGACCACAATCATGGAGAACACCAAAGACAAGGGTGGCGTTTACGCAATGGTCGATGCGTTTGGTAACGATATTGACCGTGGTTATCGCATTGACGTGTCGGATTCCCTCAATCCAGTTACTGCACTTGCTGAAGGGAAGATTAGTGCTTCCATCGGTGTGCGTGTTTCTGGTGTGGCTGACCTGATCACACTCACAATCACCAAGTCGTCCTTGACGACGGCTTTGTAACAGAAGGAACAACAGACAATGGCAAAGATTTCTCAAAGACAAGTAGTCGCTAAAGTCATCTCTTTAACCGGCATGGGTGGATCAGACGAGATACTCAACCAGTTCACCTCAACTACGCGTCCATACTTCTCTCAGGTTTCTGGCGGCGAAGTACAGGCTTCTGTTGAGAAGGTTTACGACGGCGGATCAACATTCCCTGAGGTTCTCCCTTCAGTTATTGAAGTTGGCGATGTAACGGTTACCCGTCATTACGACCCAAACGTTGACGCAGCGTTGATTTCTACATACAGAAACAAGGTTGGTAAGAAGTACTTCAGGGTTGAAATCATTACCCTTGATGCAGACGGAATACAGACTGGTTACACCCGCAAATACGAGAATTGCATTCTTGTAAACATCACAGAGCCAGACGGCGACGCCTCATCGGGCGGTCCTGCGACTTTCTCTTTGACATTTGCTGTAAGCAAGTCAACAGACGCATCGTATGTGGCTCCGGCAGCCAATTCAGGCACCGCAACTGCGACAGCCGGCACCACCACAACCTAGTAGTCCTATAACGGGGTCATTCTCGTGGTATGGTTTGTTCAGCCCAAACAGGCTGCTTACTACTACGGAGGAATAACACTATGGACTTCAATACTGACGACGAGCTTTACACGGCCAAAGTTGAGAGCAACAATGTTCTTGACAGGTTGAAGAGCGAACTAGCCAAGAAGGTACGCCGACCCGAGATTCATCTTGAGGTTCCGGAACGCCCATCAATGGTCATTCGTTACTCGCCGAACATCAACCAGAATCAAGTTCGCGCATGGCGACGTAACTCTGGTGAAGACACCAAGAACGGCATGGACGCAACCAAGTTTGCTTGCTACGTTCTTGCTAACACTTGCTCTGGAATCCTTATTGACAACGAAATTGTCACCGACAAGAACACGGAGCCTGTAACTTTCGGTTCTGAAGAAATCATGAACATGGTTGGCGCAGATCGAGTACAGGACGCAATTCGTTCCATCTATGTTGTTGAGCCACACATTGAAGCTACAGCTCTGGCGATCATGGAGGCTGCGGGATTCAACGACAGCGTCGAACAGGTGGACCCTACGAAGCAGCCATAGAGTGGCTGCTTGAAGATCCCTACATAATCTCTTCGGCGAGAGTCGCAGAGACATTCCACATAGACCCGATTTCAGTACTTGACTCATCGGAGCATCTGTGGTTGCTAAGAGTCGCCTGTGCTAAAGTCATATCGCGCGACCATGAAGAGCAAGCCAAGCAAATGAAGGCTAAATAGCTTGTGGTTGCCGTCCTAACTAACGGAGGGGGTGACTAGCAATGAGCATGACTGGAGGCGGAGCGACCGCCAACGTAAACATCAAGGTAGATGTTGATGATGCTGGTGCTGAAGCCCGTCTAGCGGCGTTAGAGAAGCGTCTCAAAGCACTAGAGCAGTCCTCTAAGGGTGCTTCTGGTGCGAGCAAGTCGTTCAATAACGACCTTGACAATATGTCTAAGACCAGCAAGAGGTTGTCTGGGGATCACGACAAACTCGCTAAGACTGGCGAGACCCTCAAGAACATGTTCGGAAGGCTTGGCAAGTTCGCCAAGTTCGCCGGCATTGAGTTCCTTGGATTCACTGCAGCCCTCGCAGCAATGAAACTAGCCCTCATAGCAGGGCAGTACGCCATGAAGGGCTTCCACGCCCTCCTAAGGGGGACTGGAGCCGCCGCAGGGGTCGCCATAGCGGCCATAGGTACGGTTCTAGCCGCCATGAGGGAATTGCAGGCTGCAACCATGGCTCCGGTGATGGGCGGGATGAAAGAATCTCGATCACAAATGAACGCTGTCTATGCGGATAGGCGTTTCGCAATGTTTGATGCAAAGACCATGGGAAGCATTATTCAGTCAGCCGCTTCCCAGGGCAAGACGATTGACGCGGCTTTCCGTAACCAACTCGCACGGTACGCCGACTACGCAATGGGCGACCCTAAGAAACTTGCCGAAATCCAGAAGACCATGATGCAGGCCGAGAAGGACAAGAAGATAACTGCTAAGACCTACGCAGATCTTCAACAGTCGGCTCCGATGCTTGCTAAAGCTTACGATGAGCTGGCTGGCGGAACCGCTAAGGGTGCTGCTGCGGCGAAAGCCGGAACAATCTCTTATCAGAAGTTCTTTGCCGCTGTTAATGAAGGCAAACTCAAAGCTTTGCTTCCTTTCAACGGTGCTCTTGAACAGATCAACAACACGCTTATCGGTAGGTTGAAGGCTTCGTTCAGGGGAGTGAAGGAGCAGTTGACGCGTCTTGGTGAACCGTTCCTGAAGACTTTCCAGGGGCCAATCAATCTGATTGAACGCGAAATCAGCTCCTTTGTTCTGAAGATTAACGGAACACTTCAGAAAGTATTTCCTCAACTGTTCAAGATTGGTGACGCAAACAACAATGTGATTACCAGAATGTTTGACAGGCTTGCAAACTCAATCAACGCCAACATGGCAAACATTCTAGGCTGGGGCGACAAGATTAGAGGCATGGGTATCGCTATCCGTAACTTCTTTGGCGGCATGGGCGGTGCTTTAACCAAACTCACAGCGGGTTGGGACAAGCTTTACAAGAGTGTTCTGAAACCGATTGCGAAAGTAATCGGAGAGAACCTTGTTTACGCTATGACGAAGTTTAACGGCTTAATTGAGGGTCAAAGCCTGGATGGATTTACTGTCGCTATTGAAAGTTTCGGCGACATTCTTCATAACGTCATTGATGGCTTGTTCCAGTTGAAAGCGGTCTTGGCACCAATCCTTCAGATGTTCCTCGGGTTAGGAACTGTCGTTGCAAGTCTTACGGGCGGCCCATTCAAGATGCTTCTCCCTCTTCTGCTTATGGGCAAGATGATGGGTGGCGGCAAGGTTCTAAGCACGCAAAGAGGTCCGAATGGTCAGATGATGTCACAGACGCTGAAGGGTCGTGGTGGCATGGGTGGTGGTGCTGCGCTGATGGCTGGCGGCCTAGGAATGGGTGCAGGCCCTCTTGGGATGCTCGCAATGCCGTTAATGCTTGGAATGTCTGGGTTTGGGTCTAGGACGCAGGCTGCATCTACAAGCAATGCTAATTACGCGGCCAATAGGGCTGCTGGTGCTGGTGTTCTGCCATCTGCTTTATTGTCGGGTCAACGTGGTGGACAGTTTGCTCAGAACATGCGCAACGGCATGGGGTTTGGAATGTCAGCACTCATGACATCAAAGGGTGTAAGTGGCGCTTATCAAGGGGCGTACGCTTCTAGCTTCGGTGATCATGCAAGATTCTCGCTAAGAGACGCACACGCCGAAGATAAGAGATTGATGTCAAACCCTCACCTTCTTGGGTTAAAGAAAGATCCAATGATGGGTGGCTACATTGATACAAAGACAGGTATGGCTGTTGATGACAAAGAGGCCTTGAAGCGAGCACGTGATATGAACACGATTCGCGGCGCACACAAGGATCCTGTTACAAGAGCTCAAATCAGGAAAGACGCCGAAGCGGAAGCGAAATTAGCTGGCAAGACCCAGGCTAAAGCATTCGTAAAGGATTCAGCGAAACAGTTTGGTAAGTCAGCAGGCATGATGGCGGCAACTGTTGGGGCAACAATGCTCGGTTCTTATGTACAACAGAGGGCTGGGACAAATAATGGTATGGCTGCGGCTGGTGGGGCTTTGAGTGGTGCTGGTATGGGTGCTTCTATGGGTGCGGCTTTCGGTCCTATGGGTATGGCTATTGGTGCTATCGGCGGGGGTCTAATTGGTGGTATCTCTGGTTGGAGAAACGCTGGGAAACTTCGGGAACAGAACCGGCAAACATCAGCAGCGAATATGCGATCAGCAATCTTTGATGGAAGAACGTTCAACACTCAGGATGATTTCGTTCAAGCTCAAGATGCTGCTCATCGGGAGAGGATGGGACTTGATCAACTTGTAGCTGGATCATCAACCAATCTAGAAACCAGAATCAAGAAACAAGAAGCCGCAAAGGCGATAGCACAAACACAGATACAGAAAGACTTTGTTCAATACCTGAAAGAACAAACTGGTGCTAGTTCTGTCAAGCAGGAAACTGTCACCCGAAAGACAAGCCGTACGGAGGAAACATTTAAGTTCAAGGGCGGAACACTTGATGGTGGAGATTTCGGTTCTGAAGACGACAGGATTGAGAGATACGCCCAGAAGTTCCTGAAGGAGCGGGGAGCTTCTGATGCCACTCTCGCCTCTATGAGTGGAAAGGGTGACGATAAACACGCAGTAGGAGCACTTAAAGCCTTTGCTGGTTCAAAGTACGACGGAAGCATTGAACAGTTAAATAAAGACTTAACTGCATTGAAGGAGAAATATCCTGATGCTGCTGCTGCTGGTGAAGATTACGCAAGATCTTTGAAGGAAATTGCTACTAAACAGAAGCATTTCAGTGCAAACAGTAAGAAGACTGGTGAGGTAACCGAGAGTCTTGGTATCTCTATGGATCAAGTAGCGAACTTATTCAAGAAGACGGGTCGTTCACTTTCTGATGTAGTTCCAGGCATTCTAGACTTCAACAAACTCATTGGGATGGTTGGAGATACCGCAACACGTGTAGCTAATGGTGCTGGACGTTTCGGTCGTTCATTGTTCTCGGATACACAGGCAGATATGGACATTGCTGCGTCGCGCAGTCGTCTTGAGACGCAACTTCAGACATTCTTTGCCACAAAGGGAAATGTCAGTGCGTCTGAAGGGACAAGGGTCGCAGGTGAAACACTCAACGAAATAGTCAACAACTCAATGTCTGAAGTTGCAGCAGGGAATGTTACGTTTGAGGAACTTGCTGGTAAATCTGGCGAGAATGGAATGCTTCAGAATCAGCTCTTGACAGTACTTGAGCAGGCAAAGAAGCGTGGTGTATCCAAGAATGTAATTTCTCAACTTGAGAACTCCATCTATGGAGAAGTTGATGCAACAACAGGTGAACGTTCTGGTGGAATGATTGACCAGATAGAGACCGCAAAGACTGATCCATTTGCACGTATGCAGTTTGACGGCAAGTTCAACAAGGACTTTGAAGACAAGATGCAAGAAATTGCTTTGAAAGCTGCTTCTAGTGGTAAACCAATTGCTAAAGCTCTATCAGAAGGAACAACAGATTTAGCCAAATGGCTTCAAGAACAAGGACTTGAAGTTGATGCAGCAACAATGGGCAAGCTTCAAACAGTGCTTGGTGGAACAATGCAGAACTCAGCATCAGCCATGCAGCAAGCCATGCAAACTGGAGGCACCTATGCTGCGGATGCAATTAGAGCCGCCTTAACTGGACAGCCCGCCCCTGCTGTTCCTGTGACAACTTCTGTGGTGCCATCAGTTCCTGTTGTCCCCGTTACAACAACAACACCACCCACAACAACACCACCAACAACAACAACAACAGTGCCTGGTGACACAACAACGGCTCGTTTAAGTACAAAGTCTCGTTTCAGTCAAACCCTTGCGGCACATAGCAGTTTCAACGCAATGACACCAGGTAAACGACTCGTCACATCGGGTATCCGAAACTCAAACGTCGGTTCAATGAACTCGGATCACATCACAGGTCGAGCCTTTGACCTCACAGGCGACAACCTTGTTTCCTACTCACAGAATGTGAAAGATGCTGGTGGTTTCGCAGAGTTCCACGGAGGCGCAGGAGAACAACGTCATCTTCATGTTGTTCCACCTGTTGGCGACTCTTCTTCCCCTGTTGCTGGCGGTGGCGGTGGCGGGGCCACAAGCAACTATTACACCATTGAAGTGAATGCAAGTGCTGGCATGGATGAGGAAGCTCTTGCGAACAAGGTTCTTGATAAGATTAAGCGCGCTGAACGTACTAGTAGTGAGAGACGATAATGGCTAGACCTAGTGTAAGAACCAACAGACCTCCATCTAAGGCTCCACCTGGTGTGCGTACGGTAGCCAAGAAGGGTTCTGTCTCGTCCAAACAGATGAGGGATGCTAAGGCTGTTCGTAAGTCAGGCGGGCTTGAGTTCAGTGGACTTCCAACTATTGACTTCAGTGGTATTGATTTAATTGGCCTCGCTGTAATTATGAGCCAGTACACGGCAAGTATTGCTCCTCCAACACCAGATACTCCTCCTGCAGCATCAAACAAGTTCTACATCAGATCATTTGCAACAGAGTCTCCCACTTCGCTGCAAAGGGTCACCTACGTGTTTCCTGTATCGCCAAATGAGATTTCAGTAAATCGTATTCCGATTGTCTACTCAGAGATAAGTCGACCAGGAAGAAAGCCCGTTCTCAAATCGGCAGGCAAACAACTGAAGCAGATAACAGCCACACTCATGGTTGTTGACGGGGCAAAGAGTTTCCTTAGTTCTGCTCAACCACAAATAAACGCTCTTGAATCATTGGCTCAACTTGACTACGACCTAAACATCTTCTACCCAGGTGTTGACTCTTCAATCAAATGGAGAATCACCGATTTGTCTTTCAGGACGATGAGAAGAGACACAAATAATGTGGTCACCCTTGCAGAAGCAAACATCACATTTACCGAAGTTATGATCCTCCCCGCTCCCGTTCCTGGTATGCCAAGAATCAAAGATGTCCCTGGGTCAAGGCAGTCAGATACTAACCCTGGTGCGACTACTGGAGGTCAGAGAGGTAGCGATGACGAGGCAGTTCAACTAGTTATTAACGCTGGGCCAAAGCCGAACAACCCTGGCGGTACCGGTGCATCGGGCTCATGATTTCAGGAGTAGTGCTCGGGGAGACAGCAACCCCAGGAACAGTAGTAAAGAAATCACGCAAGAATGATGTAACCACGCTCGTCACAAAGACAAGTCATCACATGTCTGTTGGCGACAAAGTAGTTGTGTCTGGTGTTGGTTCAGACATGAACGGTACATGGACTATCTCTGCTGTTGCCTCTACTACGAAGTTCTCATTCAAACAGAAGAAAGCAGATGTTGCTGAGAAGAAGACAAAGGGGACCTACGCCAAGGCAGTTGGTATCACGGCAGACATCTCAGAACTGATTACGTTTATGTCCGTAAGTCTTTCAATGGCTGAAATTAGCCAAGTGACAATAATGATTTCTGATCCAGGCTTGGTTTACATGAAAGATAACTACTTCCAGTTGAGGCAGAAGATAAAGGTTGCTGGAGAGTACTTTGAGATTGCTTCCCTTGAAGTTCGCCAAGGTCAAGCTGGAGAAGAAGTGATTATGGAGTGCCGTCTTGAAGGCATTCAGAAACTCAAGAGAGACAAAGGTAAAGCGGTGTACTCAGGAGGGTCAGCAACCTCCTTTGCTTCGGAGAAAGCAAGAAATGTTGGCTTGTCGTTCTTCGGTGAGAACTCAACTGCTAAGTCATCAATTTCTAGAGTAAGAAATGACAAGGCTGATGAATCATCGTGGGATGTGTTGAAACGTCTTGCTGGCGATAACCAGTTTCTTCTGTACGAGACAGATGGGCGAGTGTTCTTCTGTTCTCAGTCGTTCCTGTTAGGCAAGTATTCGCTTGCACCTTCTGCTTCTTCTCCTGGTTTCTTGACGACAATCGTCAAGTGGGACAGCAGTTATTCCGTTATTGATGACACCAGAGCAACCACGCGAACAACAACAAGATACGCCGCGCCAATCGTTGGGCCATCAGGTCGACCAACCCTGAAGAAGGGAGCAACAGGAAATCATGTTAAATACATTCAGAACGTCATCAAGGCCAGAATTGGTCCAAAGACACTTCCTATTGACGGCAAGTTCAACACCACCCTGTACAACGCTGTCATACGTTTGCAGAAGTACTACGGATTGAAAGCAACCGGAATTGTAAGTAAACAGACATGGACTTACATTGACCGACTTGCTTCTGGGTCTAGCACCACCGGAAGTGATCAGGGGTACTTTGACTCGTATGTGATCGTCCCGATGGAGGCACCAAACCTGAGAATGTCCGATGACGCATATTCTGAAGTGACAGCAACATTCAGGGTTGATAAAGACATTGGGAAACTCCTACGCCCTGGTATGACAATCACAATCAGAGGAGTACCAGGATTCACTACGAACTACATCATCAACGAAGTCTCATGGGAAGAAGGAACTCCAGATCCAGTTTCTGTTTCTGCAAGCACTCCTCAAATCCCATCAGATAAGAAATCCAGAGACAAGGTTCTAGCCAAGCTTGACCTCACGGGTGGTGGCTTTAAGAACACGACCGCTGATGGAGTTCTAGGATGAGAACGTACACAACACCACTCAAGGCTTCGTCGGTAGCCTTTGATGCGCGTGGTATTTGGTATGGCGTTGTTCAGGAAATTGTTTCCTACAGATTGAAAGTTCTCGTACCGAGGCTTTCTGGCGACATAATCTACGGCCCTCTTGATGTGGTGGGCATGAATACCGACATCTTTCAGGTTGGCGACCCAGTCATGATTGGATTCCTTGAGGGAAGACAGGATGAACTAGTCGTAATCGGCAGGCTAAGGACGGAGGCCGTAGCCCCAATCACCAACCTTGACGATCTCGCTGATGTTCAAGTTTCGGCTCCTTCCGTAGGGCAATTCCTTCAGTGGGACGGAACCAAATGGATGCCTGCATCAATTACGGCTGTCGGCTCCAGTTCTCTAGACGACCTTGCCGACGTCCAATCTGTATCCCCATCTACCAATCAATATCTGAAGTGGAACGGCTCATACTGGGAACCAGCAACGTTGGACAACACAAGAACATCAACATCTTCTGCCGATGCGGCTACAGCAAACTCGGTCAGGGAAGCCTATAGAGACGCTGTAGTTACATTCCACATGGAGGTCATGTGAACTTACTGGCTGTGGCAGAATAGGTAACTATGGAAGTACTGTCAATCCCATTCCGTTTGCTTGCAAGCGGACGAGCAGAACGCGTATGGCAAGGCTCGGAAGCCCATATCCAGCAACAGGCGGCGCAGTTCGTGGCGACCAACACTGGAGAAATCCCCATGTCCCCCTTCTACGGTCTTGACGACCCAGCATTCAGGGATGTCCTTGCCGTTGAGGTCGTTATGGGAATGGCCGAGTTTCATCCTGCCGTAAAGGTCAACTCTGTCTATGTCGTGATGAATAACGACGGGTTATCAGACATACTTGTTGATGTCTCCGGCGGGGAGTACAACGATCTGGTCGTATCCTCGACCACCGAACAAAGCGTGGTGTTTAATGCCTAGTCCAGACATCAGAGATTTCATTGACCTGACCCTTTACGACCTTGAAAGCCAGTCCATTTATTTGGAGTCGCTTGACTATGCACGGGTGGCTCTTCCAGAGTTTCAACCAGTAGAAGGATCCATTGAGACTGTCCTCATGCAGGCTGTAGCAATTCAGATTGCGGAACTTGTCAGGTCTATTAACCGTCTTCCAGGTGGAATCGTTCAAGTGCTTCTACAACTGTTTGATGTGCAAAGGCTTGAAGGGTCAAGTCCGACAACAATGATCAAGATTAGTGGAGCAACTTCTACTTCTTACACTATTCCCGTAGGAACAAGGTTCTTCTACCAGTCTGTTACGGATACGGTTCCGTTGGTTCTTGAAACTGATACTTCTGTGACCCTTACCCATGTCAAGTCTGTATCAACAGGATCTGTCACTTCGGGAACGGCAACTCTCATAACAACAACTCCTCACGGTTTCGTGGTTGGTGAAACAATCACAATGGGAGGAACAAACTCTGCTTCTTTCAATACTTCTTTCGTCATCACTTCTGTTGAGTCTCTATATTCGTTCTCCTTCGCATTTGCGGGAACTCAACCGTCTGACTATTCAATCGCTGTGGCTACACCCCCTGGAACACATGCGGCTACTGGATATGTCCAAGCAACAGGAACCACAATCACCGAAACATTTAATGGACTGACCGCCGGGACATCACTTGACCTATTGTCTGTTGTTCCACAAATTGCTTCAGCGACACTTGCTACGGCCGTAACTGGTGGTCAGGAAACCGAGACCGATTCTCAGTACTTTGCTCGCGCATCAGCAAACCTTGCACGGGCAAACATGTCGCTCGTAACAGCCGACAACTACACGCAATGGGCCTTGTCTTCTGGAGCATACCCAGATGTTTACAGAGCAAAGACCCTTGACGCAACCAACGCTTCAAGAGATGCTCTAGCTGGAAGTGTTCTTCTCTTGGTTGCACCTATTGACGCAACACCCGACAATATGTTTGACGGTTTAGGTGATGGAACTATCGCAATCAACGGTGTTGGCTGGGGATACAAGGATGAGATAAGGATTTCAGCGTTGGAGCTTTCCCATCCGAACCTGAGTGTTTATGTCAGCGACCCGTTGCTTGTAACAGTATCTATTACCGCATCGGTAAAGAACACAATGTCAAAGTCGGGTATTGAAGCAGCAACAGCAGTCAAGGACACATTGAGTGCGTTCATCTCGCCAAACGTTTGGGACTGGTCTTCAACGTTGAGGTACAACGACCTGATTGCTCGAGTAGCAAATGCAGTAGATGCAGAAGGTGAATCCGTAGTTACTTACGTGGAGTCAGTTGGATACTCTATTACCGATTGCCACATACCTGACAACGGTCTTACTATTCAGAAGGCCGTAACCAGCCTCACGATGGGTGTTGGAAACTTGGTAGAAGTCAATGTGTCAAGCGGCCATGATATTCCGGTTTATTCAACCGTCTACGTTGCCATCAATGTTCCAGCAGGATGCACCAAAGATGCTGGATGGTATGTATACGCAGTTGATAGCACTCCAACTGCCAATAAGTTTGTTCTTGAAATAGCTGCCTGGGACGATGCTGAAGACGATATTTCTGAATACGCAGTTATCGGATGGATAGATGCAGACGGAAACTTGGTTATCTCTGATGCCGCTCCACTTCTAGTGTCCGACACTCACGAGGTGATTATCGTATGACCGTACAGAACCTGCTTCTTCTTGATGAACAACAGGCGGCCACATCTATCAGCCTCTGGGAACCAACAGTCTTAGGTGACAGTGAAGTAAAGAGATCTATTGTTCATTTCAGGAGTGATCCAGCATCGCTTCTTGTTACATCGTTGACCGATAACGAAATGTGTATCAGGCTTGTAAGAACTTTGTCAGTTACTGGTTCAACAAGATACAGGGCTTTCTGTAGTGCTTATTCTGAAACAAGTGAACACCCGTTCGGCATCAGGGTTCTCTTCTATAATTCGTTAGGCGCAGTAGTTGCAACTTATTCCGCAACCGAGAAAGCAGCGGCTAACAGATGGACTGTTGCTTCGGTTGATTTCACCACTCCAAGCGACACTAAATATGCTTCTGTCAGGTTGTTCTCTGACCCGTACACCATTTCACTAGAAACAGGTCAGAAGTCCTACCATCGAAACATTTGGTTTGACGACGTCGTCATGGCGAAATGGGCCGACTATCCGCCCAACGACTTCCTCACCCTTGTTGAGCAAAGCATCCCCGCATACATGCTTGAAATAGACGACGATGATGAAATGAAACCACTGCGTCGATATTTGGATGTGATGACATTCAGGGCAGACGAAATCCTTACTGCTGTTAAGGCGTTTGACTACATACCCGCGGTAGACGGAGTGCCAGGTTATGACAGATCCACCCTTGTTGATCCTTCGTATTATGTGGATGATGTTGTAGCCAAGAAACAATGGTTGCCTTGGCTTGCTCAACTAGTTGGCGTAAGAGGTGTTGCAAGTGGAACTTCTGGTCAAACACCGTTCTTCTGGATTGAAGACACCTACGCATCATGGTTGTCGGCACAAACAGAAATTGACCCAGAAGTAAACAATACATGGAGCGTTACTTCTTTCTCTCGAAGTGCCAACACGGTGACTGCCACGCTTGGAACACAAACAGGAGGCACTACGCCTTATTTCCCTGTTGCAGGAGATGTGGTTGACATAACACATACTGGAACATTCTCTGGATCTTTCACGGTTCTAACATCTTCTACCCCGACTGTTACATGGGCACAGACGGCCGCTAATGAATCATCATCGGTTGCTGGGTCGCTACTCATATCAGACACATCATGGTCGGAACTTGAGTCAGACAACCCGCTTGCGTTCAGTACCTTAGATGTCTTGGCTGAACTCACTCGTACTAGAGCAACAGGTATTCATGCAGGAACCAAAGCATCAATCCAAGCAGCTGTTCGGTCGGTTCTTGACGGGTACGACGATAAGGGCACAGTTGCGTGGTACTCACCAGGCAATGTCGTGGTGACAACCGAATCTCCTCATGCGTTATCTGTTGGCAGTTTCGTTGAGATTTACTCGTCTAGTAATGCTGAATGGAATAAGGCATACACGGTGGCCTCGGTGCTTACTACGAAGTCATTCACCCTTGCCGCCCCTGGTTCTCAGGACAAAGGGTACGGCATTATTCCTTGCTGGGTTACCAACAAACGCGTTGACGTTGTTACCAGCACATGGACCATGATTGTCAGGACATTGGAGTCCCAGACATTCGCTATTGACCTCGTCCTCAAAGCAGTGGATCTCGCTAAGCCTGCCGGCATGGTGGCCACCCACGAGTACACTACATAAGGAGGAACTTATGTCAATTGGAGCAACAACAAGGCTTGGTCTCACCACGTGGTCGTCTGGTGACGACCCGTTTGGTCGTGCCCAGTTTCAGAACGACAACCTCGCTATTGAGAACCTCGTAGCCGCTTTCAGGGTAGGAAACACTACTGAACGCACATCAGCAACAAGCGACGTGTACACAGAATCTTTCTGGTACGACACAACAGAATCAGTTCTGTACTACAACAATGGCACCGCATGGGTGTCGGTTGACAGCAAAGCGCAATCAGCCGATGCTGTAACCCTTGCTCCAGGAACAGCCTCAACCCCTCAGGGAACCAGCACAAGGCTCGCTCGAGCCGATCACAGCCACTCTGTACCAGTCGCCTCAGCGACGACAATTTCTGGATCAAACACAGCTGGTTCAGCAGTGACATTTGCTAGATCAGATCATGATCACGCAATCGGCACAAGCGTCGTAGGTGCTACACAAATCGCCGCCAACGCTGTAATCACAGCCAAGATCCTTGATCTCAATGTGACAACAGGCAAGATTAACGATTTAGCAGTCACTACAGGCAAGATTGCTGCTAGTGCGATCACCCCAGGTAAGCTAGATGCCACCGTAGCCACCACCAATGGCGGTGTTCTTCTTGACTCGGTCACAGGTCTCACGGTCTCGGTGGACGAATCAACTGTCACAAAGAGCGCCACAGGTCAAGTCAAGATTAAGGATGCAGGGGTAACAGCCACACAACTCGCAACGAGTATCGCTGGCGATGGACTTTCTGGTGGTGCAGGAACAGCTCTTTCGGTCAATACCGATGGATCAAGTATTGAAACGTCAACCGATGCTTTGAGGGTAAAGGCTCTCGGTGTTACTAACGCAATGCTTGCTGGTTCAATCAGTAAGGCAAAGCTTTCTACGGACATTGTTAAAGCAACTGGGTCTGTACTGTTTGACACCACAAATGGTCTGTCTCTCAATGTTGATGGAACAACCATTGAAATCTCGACCAACGCCATCAGGGTCAAGGACGCATCAATTGGCAAAGCGAAACTTGCCACCGATGTGATCAAAGCATCTAGTGGTATTGCGTTCAGTAACGCTGATGGTCTTTCCTTCGTTCCAAACCCCAACGGCGCAGGAACAGGCATTCCAAACCTTTCAATGGGCGCATCTGGTGTCACCGTCAACGGTGGTATTTCTTTCACTAGCGCAGGAACACCATCGTCTGCTGTGTCTGACGGAAACTTGAATGTTGATACAAGCAACACCCTTCTGTATTACAGATCAGGAAGCACATGGAGAAACGCCTTGTGGGCCGCGGGAACAGCCAACAGCGCGCCGTCTGCCAAAGGTGTGTGGATATCAAACGGAACAGCCCCGACGGGCGGTCAGGGAGCCGTTGGCGACATCTGGATTACTTACTAGGGCGAGTTCATGGCTATCTATGTAAAGAAAGATTCAGTCACGTGGGATGAGGTAACAAACCTCACTCCAGAAATCAAGGTAAAGACCGGCGCATCAACATGGTCCGATGTGGCTCTTGTGCAGGTCAAGACTGGCCCAACGACATGGACCGTTGCGTGGGATAACTACGCTCCGCCTCCTGTCTTCTCTTCTAGTTCAACAGCAGCCTATGCGATTGATACATCGTCAGTTACTCTCACATGGACTCAGCCAGCAATGTTCGGTTTCACGAAGTATCAGTTCACATCTGATGGTGGAGCTTCATGGGGTGACGATTCTACTGATGCGAACTTGAGAACAAAGACATGGAATGGTCTTTCAGAAAGAACCACTTACACAGTAGGGGTTAGGGTTATCAACGCAAGCGGTCGCGTTGGTACTTTGACACATGCCATCACTACAGCAAACAGTGTCCCAGCAAACCCTGGTGTTAATGCGCCTACCGCTCCTAACCCTAACCAGATTGATTTGTCGTGGACGGCATCAGGATCTGCCGATAGAGCGTCGTATCATATTTACGAAGGCCCGACCTACCTCAAGAACGTGACAGGAACATCTACTTCAATTGGTGGCCTTGGTGTGTCTTCGGAGCATGGGTACAGTATTTACACGATAGACACAACCGGGGCCGCGTCTATTGGTGCTGGTTTCGCCCTGATAACTACACCAGGTGTTGGCGGTCCAGGAACTTTGAATGCTTCTGTTACATCTCACCACACAATAAATCTTGATTGGGATTCAGCCACTCATGCTGATGAGTATTATGTGTACAAGTTCAACTTTGGCTCATATCTTTGGGATCATGTCGCAACAACCACCGCAAGTACTACTGAATGGTCTCAATATGTGGGGCCATCAGTCAACTACCAGTGGTACTACGTAACATCGCGCAGAGGTGGAGTCCAACACGGACAGTCTCGTTCTGCTTATATCAACACAGGCAGATACGGTGGATCACAAACAGACGGTTACGACTCTGGGTACTTTGGGTTTGAAACCGACACCTTTGTTAATGGTGGCGAGTATTACGACAACCCATCAGCTGCTTTCAACTACACAACTATCTACGTCAGAGGTGTGACGATTGGCGGTACGGGTGCGTCGTCAATGGGTAACCTCACAAGTGCAACCAGGCAAGTCAACTGGATGCTTAACGGCACCCTCACAGTGTTTACAAACAACGCAGCAGCAAAGCCATTCACAGGATCCAGGTCAACATCTGGATCTGGCAACTTCGGACTCAGAATTACAGGTACAGGTTGGTACAACGACAACTATCTCGTTGGCGATATGAGATTCACAGGCACGTACACATATTCATGGGCTGAAGACGCAGACAACATTACCTATTCGTAGGTCTAGAGGTTACTAGCAAATGATTCCTGTAAAGTTGCTCTGATGTCACCGGAACTAGCCTCAACAATCTCTGTCGTCGCAGCGGCCATTATCTCGGGTGGTTTCGTCTGGAATGCCCAGAAAGACGGAAACAAAGTGTCAAAGATGAACACCGTCTTAGAGGCATACGACGGCATCGTCAAGAACCTCCAGAACGAAGTTGAACGAATGAAGAGCGACCTTGACGCGCTTCGACAGATTCAGATTGAATGCGAAGAACGCAACGAGAGGCTTGCTTCTGAAGTTGACGAACTCAGGAAATACGTTCAGAACCAACATCCTCAGGAAGCTCAGCCGACAACAGAGCGCAAGAAGCCAGGACCGAAGCCCGGCAGCAAACGGGCCGCCAAGCCCGCCCCTAAGAAGGGCTAACCCTTGTCCGAGCGAGGGGAAGCGGACGACTTCCTCCGCAAGGCTCTTGAAGACACCTGCCCTGAAGGGCATGTTGTTACTCATTGGGTAATGATTATGGAGACATTTGACGGAAGCGATCAGGATCTCCACATGGCATCTTCACCGTCGGTCACACCGTGGCTTGCGCTTGGAATGCTTGAAGCCGCTAAGAAGATTGTGCAATTAGATACGGACGATGAGGATTGATTCCTAGGCTATTCTTGGCAGAGGGACTGTGCGTCTAGAATGACGGCGATTAGGAGGTAAGGGTAGTGATTGCCGGTACATACAACATCATTTGCGACCAGGGTAGCTCCTTCACCCGTACCTTCGTTATTGAATACCAAGACGACATAGACGAGACCGTATTTCACCCTTATGACCTTTCTGGGTATACGGCAAGGATGCAGATCCGTAAGGATGTCTACGCCACAGCCGTCCTCGCTACTTTGACGACAGAGAACGGCTCTATAACCATTGACGAAGAGGCTGGAACGGTCACTATCTCTATGACAGCCGTACAAACAGCCGCCATTGAACGGTCGGGTGTCTACGACATTGAACTCATTTCTCTCGGTCAAGGCATCGTGAATAAACCAATCCGTGGTGATTTCGAGTTAAGACTAGAGGTTACGCGATGAGCATGAACGACAACAGAATCACAGTCACAGACGAGGTAGTCAACAGGGTTATCGTCACCGAGGAACAGCAGAATGTTATTCGTGTTCTCACCTCAGGTCTTCCAGGCCCAGCAGGAACACAAATCATCACAGGAACTGGTGTCCCGTCTAACTCAATCGGCAGGATTGGCGACTTCTTCTTCGACGAAGGCAACGGTTACCTTTATGGTCCAAAGACAGCAGGGGGATGGGGAACTAGCTATATCCCTCTCTCGGCTTTCGCTCCGCTTGACGACCTTGAAGATGTAAACACCACAGGAGTTGTTGACCAAGAAGTCCTCATGTACGAGGAATCAACAGAGACATGGGTCGCCCAGAAGATCCGACACAGACACGACCAAGGCACCCCTTCAGACACGTGGACAATCTCTCACGGACTCAAGACCAAACCAGCCGCTGTTGCCGTGTTTGACACATCCAACACAATGGTCTACGGCGATATTGATCACACAAACGAGAACAACCTCGTTCTTCGCTTCAGTCTCCCATTCGCAGGAGTTGCCTACCTGACATGAGCATTAAGCACCTAGCCTCACTCAACGTCACAGGATCAGTGACAGCCAGCAACGGTGTCATCACAGTGACAACCGATGGAACACCAACGATTGAACTACCTGATGGTGCAATCGCTGTTGACACAACCAACGACAAGATTTATTTCAGATCTGGTGGGGAGTGGCAGGAAGTAATCGGTGGCGGCGGTGG